TCTTGGGTAGCTGTATCAGGTGTAAAACCTAATACTTCATCCGCCAAAGCGTCGAAATCGAAATCAGCAACTGACGACTCATCCGTATGGGTAGCTTCGTTATTTGTTTCTGACATTTTATCTCCTATAAAATAAGAGAGTTTATCACAACTCTCTGTCATCATTCATTCATCAAAGGTTTGTAATAAAACCTCTTTATTTTTTCTTACAGTTTTTCCCGTGCCATCTGTTGTACACAGGTCGTTTAACTACTTCTTTGCAAACTTCACATTCAATCATCTCATCGTTACCCGTAGGGGTAATCATCTTCTCTAGGTTTGCCTTTGCCTCTACTAAAGAGTTAACATCTGAAGCGTAAACATTTAAGTTCCTTCCTACTGAAAGGGCCTTAACGTTTGCCAACAGTTGTGTTTCTACCTTAGCTAGAGCCAGTTCTAACATTGCCTTGTCAATCATCCATCGTCTCCTTGGCTTTTTCTTGTTGTATTTTATTGTCTTTTGCAGTAATAGCTCTTTCTATATTACTAATTACAGCGCCTTGGCTAATAGCAACTTTATAAATAAACTCTCGTGTTTCTACTTCATAGTGCTTGGTATCAAGCCACTGCTTAAATAGATCATTAAGTATATCTTCGGTTACCATGACCATAGTATCTTTTAACTCAGTGCACTGGTACCCTTTGTTAAGGGTACGTTGGGCATCATCATATACAGATACTTTTTTTGGTTTCCCATCCGAACCACGTTTATGGCCCGGATGTCTTTTGTAGTCTGTCATCAATCATCTCTCATGTTATTGAGGCGGCTGCTGCTGTTGCATCATCTGCTGCATTTGCATCTGTTGCTGAGCTTGCTCCTCTTCTAATTGCTCCCGCTCTTCCGTGTCTTGATATAAAGACATGAAGTCCACAGGCTCCTTCATAGGGGTTTGCGCCCCCTCTGTACCTTCAGCTTTAACTTTAAGCTCTGCCCATTCCCTATTGGAATCATCAGAGGCTTGAAGTAGCTGACGTTTGTTGTCAATCTTCTTGTTGTCTGCTTCTGCTTTAATAAGACTAACATTAGCTGACTTAGTGTTAAGCTCAAGTTGCATATTCTCTTTCTCAAGTTGTTCTGCTTCTTGTTGCTTCTGCTGAGCCATTTGCTGTGCTTGCTGCTTGGCCTGTTGAAACTCTTGAGAATTAGGGTCATTAAGGAACCTTGTAGGATCCATACCCATATTCTTTAGAATATCAAGCGCTAGGTTATAAGAAGCTAAAGGATTAACATAAGCTTCTGACGTAGGGCTTTGAGCCATTTGAGGAAGTAGTTGCGATAACTGAAGTAACTTCTGACCTAGGGACTGATTAGAATTATCACCAATGTTGGCATCAATATCTAAGTCCATATTAGAAGGAAGCATTTGTAAGTCTTCAGCACTTAAAGATGCATAACCCTGAGCCGTCTTATACTTAGCAGGATTCTTCATGTTTCGCTTCATCTCTCTTAACACACCACGACAAAGATCTTTAATACCAGTCTCTACAAAACGACGAGCGATATGTTCGATACGTATCTGTGCAGCATTCTGAGCACCAGTCATCTTAGCTTCTGAGTTTCCCGATACATATAAGGTATCGTTCAGACCCATGGCTGTCTTAGTAAGACCAGTAGACTGCTCTTTCTGTAGACCTAAGAACTCAAGCATACCAGCAGTACCACTACTAATTGGCTCTGGTTGGATTTGTTGAATTGCGCCAACAGGGCTTCCATTAGTAGGAATGATCTGCTTAGGCACTGGGTTCTGTAGCGCTTGAAAGTCAACCACATTAGGATCGGCTAGTGTTCTACCATAGTTACCAAAGTACACGTTCTCTACAAAACCACGAAGGATTGCTGTAGTTGCTTGTGTCTGAGGGCGAGCCATATCAAGAAGTGAAAGACCGTAGAACTCGTGTGGAATCTCGATTGGATTAAGCATACCTACTGGAATGTAAGATACATCATCCTCTTCAAGAATCGTGTCGCCTGCCTTAATGACATGCTTAAGCTCCGCAATACCGTCTCCATCTCTATCTGTTCTCAGCCAGCATTCAATTACTGTGATCTGGATATTAGCTTCGTCCTCTTCAGAGTCATTTGATGTTAGCCAGTGATCGATACCTGCAGCATCCTTACGAGCAAACGTATCGCTTGACCAGCCAGATCTTATATTAGACTCTTCACCGATCTCGCTTAAGTCGCCCTTAAAGTCAGGCCACGTTCTACGAATATCAGAGTGCGTCATCTCGGTAACAATACCTACAAACTTAGCATCATGAATCGTGGTGGCGTGTCTGTCGATTAAGAAAGACTCCGGAGCTATGTTACGTAACTTAACGCCAGACTTGTCGATCTTCCTGCGAAGTCTTACGTCCTCATAAACAACAGAAGTCGTACCGTCAGGGTTCATAGTTAACTCTGCTTGAAGGTTTAAATCTCCAACGATTTCTATCTCTGGATCTGCTAGTAGTTGGTCAAGAACCTGTTCCTGAACTACTTCGTACTCTTCTACGATATAGTCAAAGTGTTCTTCCCAACCCCACGTTATGGCACTGTTACCAAACACAACTGCTGATTTAACCCAAGTGGACAGCTTCGACCAACCGTCTGGGTTAGAGTTGAACAAACAATAATTGACTACATCCGATGCAACTTGGGAGGCTTTTATAGCAGCCATTTCGTTGCTGTATGGGACGAACAATGCTAGTTTATCGTTGTCTAATAGTAACTTGGTTAACAATGCCGTATAACCTTCAGCTATCTCAGCTGAGTCAGATGATACGATTTTGGATACACCTTGCGGTGCTAGATCGCCTCTTGGTTCGAGGCTCATTTCGTAGACAGCATTCTCTCTACGTTTGCTTAGGTCTGATGATCCTGTATGTCCACCCGACGAATTCCGCATATGGCGGTCAATCGATTGGACTAACATGTCATCAGAGATTCTCTCAGTTTTATCTTTCATTCTCGCTCTCTCTGTTTGATTTATTAATATCTCAGCTTTCTGTCTGGATAAAGTTTGTTAAAGAAGTCGTCGTACACTTGATATGTTTCCTGACTAATGCCTGCATCTTTTGGAACTTGTTTGTATTTGGGTTTTGGCTTTACAGCCTTTTTTATAAACCTCTGGTTTTCGATTGGTTTGTTTTCATCACCCGGTGCAACAACCCACTCAATACCTAGTCGTTCACTAATACTTCCGGCTATATTACCTGAAGGGCTCCTATCTACTACTGCATTAAATTCCATAGAGTGTGGACCCGGCTTGGATATTAAATCAAAGTATGCGTCGGCTCCTCTGCCGATTGTCTCTTTAAGAGGCCAGTGGTTACCAAACATCTTTGCTAGGTACATGTCGTTTTGTGCGTATTTCTCAACCTCACTGGTTGGAGCCTTCTCATCTTGATAATGAAACATTTCATGTGAGAATATACTAGGCCAGCTTCTTTGTTTATAACTATTAGGTCTAGCCTCAAGGGGCGCGGCCATCATTAGTTCAGAGTTATTGCCTTCGTTCCATTGCCTGAACATTGCATTAGCACCAAGCTTGTTTGTATATTCAGGATCTATAGTAAGGCCAACATTGTCTCCAAAACCAAGGTCCTCTGGTTTGACCCCCATATGCCAAGAATAGTTGTCAAGGTACTTTTTCATAGCACCGTACTGACCTCTTTTTACATTCCAGTCGTTGCCGTATAGTGGTAAGTTACCCATTATGGCCTCCCCTTCTGTATTTCAGAAAACATATTGTCATAGGCTTTGATCGTATCAACACCTATGTTCCTAAACATTGGCTGCTTCCTATATTGCTCAAGACCAAAAGCAAAAGCTTCTTTATCATCTTTCATATAGTTTGTCAAACCATCTCTTTCAGGGTCTGACATCTGCCTGCCGTATAAGCTAGGGATGTATGAGCTCGCAAAGTAATCAACGTATTGGTTATAGACAGGATCTTTTGACAGTGATTCAACTACTGGTTTTGACACCTGTGCCCACCCGTTTGGATCCACTTGTTTTCTATGGGCTGCCTCATGCAGAAGTATTTGTCTATGGTCTAAACCGTCATACCATTTACTATCTGGTGAAGATATGTCAATTAAAGGAGGGGCACTAAGCCTTGTTTCATGTCTATTAGCAGGTCCTTCATAATCATAATTATACCTTGTTTGCCCTCTAGCCCATCCGGGAGAGGAGTACAAAGGGTGCTTTTTCAAAGGGTTTATGGCCCTAGAATAAGAGGTGTTGTCAGTTGGATTGAAAAACCTTATGTAAGTTGCGTCTCCATTATTATCCCCTATGCGCTCTCCCAGTGCACTCTCAACCCAAGGTAGGTTTTGCTTGTACCAGTCAATGTTAGACTGGGTGCCCATTACTCCAACATTATCTATTGTTTTCCACATTGACTAGCTCCTTACAACCATTTAGTGTCGTCTGTTAAATAATTAGGGTTTATCTCGCCCCAGCTAAATGTTTTATTTGTTAAAGCGTGACCATGTGTTCTATAGGCCTCGCAAGCAATTGCTAATGACATGACCATATCATCATGATGTCCTACCGAAGCTTCAGCCTTGCCACCTTCTGTGACAATAAAGCTACGAAGCTCACCAATGATCTCTTGACATGGGATCATAATATCCTCGTCCTCAATCATACGTCTAAGATTAGAGATGATTGGAGGTCTTGTAGATACAGTAGTTTTAAAACCCAAATGATTGATACTGTCGCTTACCGTATTAGCTGTTTTCTTTTGTTGGTAGATGTTTGGATAGTTCATTCCGAATAGCTGCTGAACTGTCGCTAAACCCACCGAGTTACTTTCAGGGATTATTAGAGCGTTATTATACCACCGACCTAAATAGAAAAGCATCTTACCAAACCGTACAGGATCTATTCTGTTGTTCCTGAAGACGGTGCAGATCTCTCTGTCCTTGTTTAGTACGGTAGCCACCGAGTAGTCACCGCGTACACCAAGTGCTACGTCAGCTCCGATAATATATTTTTGGTTTCTATCTGGTGCGGCCCATACTTTTAAAGACCCTTCCTCCGCCTCGTCGAACGAGCT